AGGAGAGGATCAGTCTCCACAGCGGGGTTCAGGCTGTTTTATGCGGCCCGACGCACGAACATTACGTCACAACATATGTGACAGTCAATAGTCCTGAGACGTTGCAGGGTATTGACGACTTGACGTAAGGTAAACGCCGGATCACTTGACAATCGGGGTTGGCATGAAAACTACTGGGGATTATCTGGACGCGGTAAAGGCGAAATTGGACCTTCCGTCCGATTACGCGACCGCCAAAGCGCTAGGAGTGACGCGGGCCGCCGTGAGTCGGTATCGCCTCGGTCAGTCTGCGCCTGACGATCTTGTCTGCGCGCGCATTGCCGAAATTCTTGAACTCGAACCCATGGAGGTTATCGCCGCGATCCACTTTGAGCGCGCAACAGAGCCAAAGGCTCGCGCTTTGTGGGAGTCGATCTGGGGAAAAGCGGTGGGGGCTATCGCACTGAACTTGATCGTGTGCGCGGTTGGAGTGTCGGTAGCCCCCACTTCCAAGGCGGCGGAATCTGGTGAAAATCGGGCGCAAAGTGCAACTCTTTATCTTATGTCAAATCGCCGACGCTTCCGGCGCGAAAGCACATTGTCATCGCTAAAGCTTGCCGCGTAAGCGCCGATAAAGGTACGTGTAATGCTTCTATTCCCCGGTTCAAACCGGGGTTTTTTTATGCTCGATCTATTCGGCCAAGTCGTTGTTACGTATGAAGATTTGGAGCTTTGGGTGTCCGCTCTTGCGCCTGGCTTCGCCGGCAACGCCCACCGCCGGGACTACTATATCCGCCACTGGAACGTAGCCGACAAGGTAGCGCGCGCCAAGGCCGCCGGCACGTTCGATGCCATCATAGAAAACGCCCGCTCGCGGCGGGCGTTTCTGGCACGGCGCTTCGGCCTCACCTAAACATCACCGGCAAGGCTGGCAACGCCGGCAGACCCGGCAAGGCCGGCAACGGCGGCACGCTTGGCACCGCCGCCGCTTTCGACGCCGACCGGTGCCACAGCACATAGCCGGCCACCACCGCCGCACCGATGGCGACCGTCCGCACGTTGAGCGCCGGCATGTCAGGTTTTCGCCGTGGTTTTCTTCGCCTTGTACCACAGGAAGCCGTACAGCAGCGCGGCACCAATGGCGGCGGATTTCCATTCAATCTTGGGCATGGTTTCTCCGTTACTTCTTCAGGAATCGGCCCGTGCGCTTCGAGCGTGCCGGGGTCTTGTGCGTCTTGCGACGCGTGGTCTTGCGCTTACGGGTTGCCATGGTTCAGGCTCCTTTCGTGAGTGGTTTCAAAACGATGGTTTCGAGCAGCGTAATCCGCTCTTTCATGTTGCGGAGGTCCGCGCGGATCGCGCCGTAGGTCGCCGCCGCTGCCAGCAGCATCGAGCCGATATTGACGATCACGGCGCTATCCATCAGGCCGCCGACGCTTCAGGCAGGAACGCGCCGAGCAGGCCGAAAACGGCTTGGCCGGCGGTTGCCACGGTTGCCACCGTGTGCGGATCGACGCCCGACTGCACCGCGATCGTGCCCGCGACGCCCAGCAGCGTAGCCAGCGCGGCGTGCGTGCTGGGTTCCTTCAGTCGTGCCAAAAATGCTTTCATGGTTTTCCCCTGTGTGTGGTTTTACATCGAGACGTAGCCGCCAAAATTGGTTTGTGCTGCGCCCATCCCCTCAGCCGGCGGCGGCGTAGTGGACAGGCTCCCTACAAAATTCACCACGGCGTCACGCGTCGCCGCGCCCGCCTCATATCCGGCGTTGGCCGGGTTGAAATTGCCCGCGCTGTCCTGAAACACCGTCATGCCGGGAATGGACAGGACCGCCTGCGTGAGATTGCCGTCGACAAACGAAAAGCCGTCACTGGCCGCCGAATAGACGCCGCTCGCCACGCTCCTGCTGCGCATTCCGAGCGCGACGCCCGCGAGCAGCACCGCGCCGAGAATCATCAGTTCGGTCTTGATGCGCATCACAGGTGCCCAAAAATGCTGGCGCTGCTGCCGCCGATCTGAAGGTTGGTCGCCTGCGTCGAGAGCCCACCCTGCGCCGGCACCGTGCCGAACATGTAGCCCGGTTGCCCGTTGACCGAATCCCAGACCGAGCGCGTGAAATTGGTGCCGTCCATGGTCGCGAACGTGGCCGCCTCGCGTGCATATACGCTGTCTACCGCACTCATTCCCGAGTGCGACCGCTGATAGCGATAGCCCACATAGACCACCAGCGCGAGCAGCAGAAGTTCCTTGTTCGTCATGATCAGAATCCGTAGGTTGCGGGCGCGAAAATGCCGTACATGCCAGAGAGGCCCGATTCAGTCACCTGCCCGGTTTTCGTGTTGTAGGTGAGCTGGCCCGGATCGACGTACGTCCCGCCAATATCGAACGTGCCATTCCCGAACAGCGTCACGCCACCCGGCAACGCCTGTGCGCCCGAGTTCGCCGCCGTGGTGCCGACATAGTTGCCGCCGAGGTTGTTGATTGCGTTCGAGAGCCAGCTTGCGGCGTTCGAGCCAATCGCGCCCTGTCCGTTCGACGTTGGCGCGCCCACCGCCTGCGCCGTGCTTCGGTTGACGACGAGCAGCAGCGCCACCGCCGCCGCGCCGACCAGCAATAAACCGCCCTTGTCGAGTTTCATGCGACCGCCGTCCCGTTGAGATTGCCGCCGGCATTGACGTACGCCGCGAGGTCGTCCGCGATGGTCAGCGTGGGTTGTCCATAGGGCGAGCCCGCGAGGCTTGCCCATTCCTTGTTGCACTTGCCGATCGCCGTGGCGATTCGGCCCGCCAGCACATCAGCGAGCGCACCGCGCCGCTTGATCAGCCACACGGCGGCGAGGTCTTGCGAGGCCGGCGAGAAGTCCGGCAGACCAAGCGCCGCCTGCGCTTCGGTCCACGTTCCATACACGAACTGGTAAGCGCCCGCAGCGGTGGACGTGTAGCCGCCGCCCGTGTGCGCCACGTTCGGATGCTTCGATAGGTCCGAAAAGTGCGAGCCACCAAAAAACGTGGTGTAGCCGTTCGCGTTCGCGGTGCCCTCACCCGTGCGGATCATCCACAGGAACGCACGCACATTCGGATCGTTCACCGCGTCCGATACGGAAGTAAAAACGTTGCTAATGCTTGAGGTCATATCGCCAAAAATCCCCGTTGTATCGGACGTGCTGCCGCTGTCCGTGCTGCCCGTGCCATCGGTGCCAGTCGTGTCCGTTGGCACTGCCTGGCTGTTTGTCCACCACACATAGGCCGCCGCCGCGAGCGTGCCCGCCGCGATGATGTAAAGCGGCCCCGGCAACTTCACTGCGACACCTCGAACCATTCCCAGCCAGCCTGCAACGCCACGTTGATAGCGTTCGTGCCTGCGTTCATCCCGTACCCCGGCGGCAGAATGATCGGTTCCTTGAATACCTGATAGGTACTCATGCTCGCATTACCGCCGAGCCCTGCCACCGTGCCGCCCAGTCCGGGAATCGACGTCGCCGAGGCCGCTGCATACACTTTTGCCACTCCCAGCGCACCGCCCGCGAGTTTCGAGCTATTGCTTCCTGCCGTGATATCCGTACCTGACGGGATAACCGCGTTCATCAGATAGAAGTTGGCGAGATAGTTTCCGGTTGTCGAGATAGCCGTAACAGCTTCGATCACGATCAGCTTTCCGCTTCCTGCCGGATTGAATAGCTGCACATTCGAGCGATTGGCCGCGTCTGCCGCCTTGAACCCTTGGCCAATAAAAGCCGAGTTGATCTGCGTGCGCGTCAGTCCCGCGTCCACCACGTTGACGGTGCCTGCAATGGTCGTGTCATCGATACGGCCATCCCCGACGACGACCGTCCCGATGATGGTTGCGCTGCCCGTGCCGCTCTGAAGCGTCCACGAGTCGGGCGTCGGGCTCTTGTCCGCGACTCGGTACGCCTGCCCCGGCTTGAGCGTGATCTTGTTGCCGCCCTGCGCGCCCGGCGTTACGATCAGCGACGCATCGCCGCCGCCGTTGCTGCCGGCCACATACTTGATGTAGCGGCCCGCCGCATGCACCGTGAACGCGCCGACCGTCGCTACGGTGATATCGAACTGTTGCATCAGCCCTTCCCCTTCGTGAAAGCGACCACGCCGACAATGCACACCACCGCGAGCCCTGCCGCGATGAGATAGCGGTTGTCGTTCTGCGCGGCTACCTGCGTTTTTGCGAGGTCCGCCGCAATCTGGGTCGTCGTTGCCGCGCTGTTCAGCGCCCCGCCCGTGAGCGAGTTCGCCAGCGCCGTATTGGCCTGCAACATCGAGAGGCCCACGTCCTCAAGATGCTTCGACGCATCGGTTGTGCTGGTAATCGCGGTGTTGGAAACCGCCGCCATGGCGTTGTTGGAGTTCGCCGCCACTGCCGCATTGCTGTTGACCGCTGTCGCCGTCGCCGCCGTGTTGCCCGTGATCGCGGCAACCATGGCTTGCATGGCGGCCTGCACTGCGCCCCCGTCCGTCGATACGCTGAAGTAGGACGACGAATTACCGTCCCCACTGATACCGACACCGTTCTGTACCGCGTTGCGCTTGTCCTGATACGTGTTCGTCGTGTCAGATCGGCTCGTGCTGTCGCTACTCTTGTTCGCGGGCGTCGCCGGCAGACCCATTGCCAGCATCCGCACCTGTTGCGGGCGCAAGATCATTTGATTTCCTTCGTGAGAATCACACTGGCCTTACGGTAGCCAGCGCGCTCGAGTTTTTTCATGAGGCCGGCGCGGCGCGTTTCAATGCGCATCGCGTGGCACCCGGCACACTGCCGCTCGATCAGCGGCAACACTTCGCCCACCAGATCGAAGCCGGCGCGACCGTGCGCCAGCGTGATTTCCGCGTCGATCCCGGCGCGCCCTTCCCGAGCCCGCAGCACGTAGAACGCGACCGGCACTCCGTCATCGAACACGCGGAAAAACTCCGCGTTGGCGAGACAGTCCACACCGTCGACCATGCCGCCGCTTGTGTCGGTTTTCGCGCGCATCAGCGGCGATTCATCGAACGCCCGCGCCACTTCGGCGCGGTGCGCGTCGGTCGTCGGTTCGTGCCGGATCGTGATCATGGTCAATGCTTCTTCAGCGCGACAATGGCGACCGCCGCCATCAGGACGATCATCAGCGGATCAATCCCGCCGCTGCCGCCGGTTAGGTTGTTCACGCCATTGGCGAGCCCCTGCGCCAGCGTCGAAACCGGGCTGGCCGTTGCCTTCGCGCCACCGTCGCCGGCAAAGTTCACCGCCCACCCCGAGTTGTCCACGGTGAACGGATTGAACGGCGACGTACTGGACATTTGCGGCGCCTGCTGGCCGCCAAAGAGAGCCGAGCCGAACTGTGCTGCGGCCTGCGCCGCCATGGCCCAATACACGGCTTACCCCTTGTGGATCGCGAGCGCGATCACGGCAAAGACGCCCAGAATCATGAGCATCTTGTTGCTGTTGGTCGCACCAATCTGCGCCGATGCGATCGCGCCCGCCGCCTGACCTTGCGCCACAAGGCCGGCCTGCGTCGCCTCGTACTTGCGGTAGTCGATCTGCTGGCCGGTGTTGTAGATGCTGGTGAATGCCGACAGTCCGTTATTCAGCAGGTTGAACACGCCCGGCGCATAGTTGTAGCCAGCGCCGCCCGTGTCGGAACCGGTGATAGCCTGCCCTGCCGCCGGGATGTTGTACGTCCCGTCGCTTTGCGGGCCAATGCTGAACTGGTATTGCGGCGTGTCGCTCACGCCGTACGCTGCCGGATCGAAAATGCTATCCATGTAAATCCCCGAAAGAGTGAAAGAAAGGCGGCTGGGACCGGGCAATCAAGCCGCCCAGCCGCACCCCCCGGCAATTACATGTTGCCCAGCACGTCCAGCACTTCCACCACTGCCGTGACGGTATCCGCCGCGCTGAAGGTCGGATTGAATTCGAGCGCCGTGGCGTCCGCCGTCTTGACCGCGTTCGCGTAGTTGTTGTCCGCGCACGGGTCGTAGGTGTAGAGGTTGGTCTGGGCGGTTTTCTGATACTCGCCCTGCCAGAAGCTGTTTACCGCCGCCAGCACGTTGTCCCAGATCACGATGCCGTTTTTCTTGACTTCGAGCGCCGAGAAATTGCCCGTGTGCGCGAAGTGAATTCGCTTGATGATGCCGCCACGGTTCGTGATATCGATCAGCTTCATCGGGATTTTTCCCGACGAGGCGAACGCCTGCGTGAAGGGAATGTGCTTGGCGATCACGCCGAGCGCTGCCGGCGGCCCCATTTCCGAATAGCTGTCGAGCGTCGGATTGGTTGCGCCTGCAATGGTCACTTCGATGGTGAGCGACGACACGCCCGAAGCCGTGTTGATGTTGCCGACGTACTGCTCGATCATCGACTTGGCGCGCGGTTCCGTGAAGTCGATCGTCAGGAAACCAGCCGCCGCCGTCAGGCCGCGATACTGGTTAATCAGGTCGAGCCGCGAGCCCAGCGCCTGATAGATGATCTTGCCGTTCACCTTGACGTTGATGTTGGTGATCATCGACTTGGTGAACGTGCCGCCCAGGGCGAGGATCACCTTGTTGTACGACATGCCAATGGGCAGATTGACCGTGGCGAGGCCGTTTGCCACCACGTTGTTGAACGGTACGTTTTTGACGAGCAGCATGAGCGCCCCTTATGTGTGTTGGTTGTGTGGGACGCTTACGAAACGATGGTCGTGATCAGCGGCACGTTCAGCGACGTGGCGATCGGACGAACAACGATTTTCGTTGCGGCATTGAATGCGAGGTACATGGCGTACGCCCGCAGGATCGACTTGACATTCATTTGGGACTCTCCCGTTAGCGCCGCCCCATGCGGCCCGTGTGTGAGTCCGCAGAATGCCGCCCGAGCCCCCAAAACAACGAATGCGCGACCTATGGAACGCGCTCCATAGGCACCGGCATAAGTGCCACAAATGGCACCAAAAATATTTGCGCCTGTGTCGCGCCTGCAACGCGGCGCGCGGACAAAAAAAAACACCGCCGAAGCGGTGTCTATAGAACGCGATCTAATGGTTTAGGATTTTTTTCTGGTCCACAGGTAGAAGCCTGCCGAGCCGAACGCCACAACTCCGAATAGGCCTACGCATATGGCCGTGCCCGCCAATAGATAGTCTGCCATGCTGCCTCCTCCTAGAACTGGTGCCGCGATTATATCCGCCGCTTCATGCCGGCGGTTTGCCTCGCGTCACCTGCCCGGTGGACGCATTGCGCATGATCCATGCGTAGTCCGGTAGCTGCATCAGTTCGTCAGGCGTCGCGCCCACATAGTCCGCGACCGCGCGCGCATCGGCGCGATAGTTGAGCCGGCCCGTGCGGACGTAATTGCAGTTGCCCAGAAAATCCTTGTCGATCGACGCGGGCCGCTGCGAGAGCCCGTATATGGTGATCCCGCGCTTTCGCCCGCGACCGGTCAGCATGCCCCACCCGAACGGCGAGCGGCTTGGCGTTGTGACGCTCTTTAGTTCATCTACCACGAACGTGCAGCGCTCCGCATAGAACGCGACGCGGCAAATAAAATCGAACTGCTTGACCGCCGTCGCCGGATCAGGCGACGGCACAAACACCGTGCGACATGGGCCGGTCTGCCCTGCCGCCTCGAATCCACCCAGCACGTCCTGCACGCGGCCCGTGCGCGTGCCGAAGTCGCCCCATTCGTCCTCCGGATCGAACACGATCAGCCGTGCGGGCCGCTGCCGCTCGATCTGCCCTTTCACGTAGTGCGACTTGCCCGAGCCCGACGAGCCCAGCACCGCCTCAATGTGCGCTTTCGCGCCAACGCCGTGTTTCGGCGCGCGCGTCGCCATCACATCACCGGGAATACTGGCGCGCCCGCCAAGGCTTCGGAAAGCGCCGCCTCTGCCGAGGTATCGCCCGAGGTCTGGGAGCCGGCTGGCGGGCCGGATTCTGCCGCCGCCGCGCCCTTGATCGTGTTCGGGTCCGTGCGTCCGCTCTGCGCATGTTCCAGCGCAAAGCGATCCTGCCGGATTTTGAGCGCCACGGCGCGCGCGGACTGATACAGCACCGGCCCGCAGACCATCAGCGCCACCAGTTCGCACGGGAACGCGCTTTCCACGTCCCACCCGTACTTTTCGAAAACGGGCGTGAGCGAGGCCGCCATGCGTGCCGAGGTCGGTTCGTCCCACTCCGCGCCCGGTGCATAGCCGCCGATCATGCCGCGCGCGAGGTCGACAATTCCGCACGCGCCCTTGTGGTAGTCCGGTCCAATGTCCGCCTGCGCGCCTGGTGCCACACCGGACATTGCCGGGTTGAGCGCCGCCGCCGCTTCGCCGTCGATCGCCGCGCCGAGGCCGCCGAGCGATGCGAAGCCGGCACCCGCCGGCATATCCAACGAGGGATTCTCACGCGGCGGGAGCCCGCCGTCTTTCTTGTCGATCGTCATACGCGCCCCGAGAGAATGTCAAATGCCGAGCGCGCGGCGCGCGCGGCGGGCTTCACGTCTGCCGGCGGCGTCGCCGGCTGTTGCGTGTGCGTCGGGTCCGGTTCCGGCTCCGCGTGGCGCTTGACGCGCGCCATCAGCACGCGATGCGCTTCGGTGCCGGCCTTCGCATAGGTCGGCAGTTCGCACCACTGGCAGGACAAATCGAGCGTGCCCGTTTCGCTTTGCTTGGCGGGAATGTCCCGTTCGCAGCACACGCATTTGGCGGTGCCGATGATGGTTTTCTTCGGTCGTGTTTTCATGGTTGGTCCCTCACGCGTTTATTTTGTAACTCAAGCTGCTCAATGTGCCGACGCTCTTTCTCGCGCCGGTACGCTTCGCGATCGCGGTACGCCTGCTGCCGCTCCGCGTTGGAGTAGAACTTACGTTTTCGTCCCATTTCGTAACGCTCCGCGATCGCGATCGCACCTTAGATCGCTTCGACTGCCTGAATGAGCCGCTTGACCGGCTCCAAGTACTTCGCCCCGAGCAGCTTTTCCGTAGTCGAGAGCTTTTCTATAGCCTCCTTCAACGCCGCCGCTTGCTTCTTCACTTCGTCCATCACCCTCCCCCGTACAGTTATTTACACAGGTCCAAGGCGCGCGCTGCGCGCGCTCAAACCCAAAATCAAACCCTTGAATGCCCGATTGCGAGGAATGCCCACCCGCACGCGCACTGGTATCGCGCTGCGTTGCCGTAGCGGTGCGAGATACGGAAATGGCACTTGTGGCCGGCCTTAAAATTTCCCATGTGAACCTCTTTGATTCGACGGTCACCGTGCGCGGCAACACGTCGATCCAGTTGCCAATGGCGTCGCGCACCTTCGCCACTTCGAAGTACTCAATCCCGACGATCAGCGGTGCGCCGGTTTCGCCGTAGCGCCCAATCGCATCGCTTTGTACCTTTGCGATTCGAACACGGTAATCACGGCCACACGTAACGCCGCCTTGCGCCTGCACGTAGTGATCCCATGCGACCGAAGCGTTTTCACGACCTTCGAGAATCGCCACCTTGTTGACAGCGTTATGTGCTTTAAGGACGAAGGCCGGCGCATCACCCGGAACACTCTCCACACGGCGTAACTCGCGCCACACCGTGACAGGCGGCCCGCCGATCTGCTGGAATTGGCGGATACGCCACCGAGTCGCCCACGCTTCGACGCGCGCCGAGGTTTCGAGCGCGTCATTACCTTCGAGGTCTTTTTCAAGGCGGTAGCCATCGATATTTTTGGCGATGTACTTGGCGATGTAGCCGGCGGCGGTGCCTTTGGCCGGATCCATGGTTTTGAAGTCGCACCGCTTCTCCTGCGCGCCCGGTTCGTCGCCGTCCACCGCTAGCGCATAGCGGCGCACCATGGCGCGCACTGTCGCATCGTGCTTGCTGTCATAGAAAAACAGGCAATGCCAATGCGGCGTGCCATCGTGCTGCGGTTCGGCAATGCGGAACCCGTAAATACTCACCTGCCGCCGCGCGAGCGCCGCGCGGATGCGCGCCCAGACCTTAGCCAGATACTTTTGCGCGAGGTCCGGCGTGGTGCCGTCCCACCTGCCGTTTTCCATGTTCCGCAAGCCCTGCGTTTTCATGCGGTGCATCTTTGACGGACAGGTGATTGTGAGGAACAGGCCGGCATGCCCCGCTGCGATCGCGATACGCTCAAAACCGTTGATACGCGTCATCAGTTCGGCGCGCTTGATCGCCGCGTTGGCCGGCCCCTTGGCCGCCAGTTCCGCGAGCGTGAATTGCTGCTCGGTATCGAGATTTTTGGCGATCGTCGCCGCGAGCGTGGCCGCGTTGCGTTCGTTCTGCCACTGCCTATCCAGCACCGACACACTAGAGGCGTACATTTCGCGATCGCGGCGCACCAGCCCGAGCCTTATTGCGGCGGTTTCGCGTGCCTTGCCGTGTGCCTTGCGAAGCCGCCCCTTCCACCAGTGAGCCGCGACCATCCTGCGGACTGCCGGCATATCCTCATAGCGCGAATCCTCCGGCGCATTGATGCCGCCAGCAACGCAGAGTGCAGCAAGGCGTTGGCGTTGCTCGTATGCGTCAAGCTCTCCTGCTGATACTGCTGCTCCTGCTGCTCGAACGGCATCCAGAAAATCGGCGGTATGAAAAGCACTCTGCTCCCCTTCGATTGCCAGCAGCTTGACGCGGCAACGCTCTGCCATGTCCCAAGCCACGTTGCATAGGTCGGTGTCTGACGCGTCGAGCGGCAACGCCTCATTTACCGGTTTGAGCATCGCCACATCGGCGCGCAATTGTTCATTCGCTTTGCGGCGTGCGATCCCCTCGCCGGTCGTGACAAGGGGATTGAACGCGGCACGGCGCTTTTCCCACGCAGACAGCAAACGGGCCGCCCACGGGCGCGGAATATCCGCAACCAGTGAGGCGGCCCATTCGTGCTCCGGCGTGAGGCGCTTAATCACAGGTCGAAGGCCAGTTGATCGTGCGGCACCAGCAGCACGCGCCCGCCGTCCGCTTCGACGGCGCAATAGCCTTCCGGCACCTGTGAATGCACCGGGTTCGGGTCTTTCGGCCCGACCGCGACGACGACCGCGCGCCATCCGTCCACGTAGGCGTAAAACTCGTCCACGGCGTCAATGCGAACCTTATCGCCTGTGCGGAATTTGGAGAGCAGCGCGACCATGGCTTAGCCCAGACGCTGAACGTCAGCGAAGTTGGCGACGGCGTATTTCACGCCGTTCGTTGCGTCCGCATCGAGACGCAGATTAACGGTCTGCTTGTCGTTGTCCACGGCCTGAACGATGCCGGCGCGGCCCTTGTCGGGGTGTTGGCTGTCGCCCTTGATCAAAACGCTATCCCACGGTTGCATGCCCTACTCCTGAAAAAAGATTGCGCGCGCCGTGCGAATGGATGCCGACCTGGCCGGCGCGCGCTTCGTTGCCTGGGGTCGGTGTTTGGAAAGGATCGGATCGAGCGCCGCGAGCGCTTCGGCGCGTGCTCGATCACTGGCCGGCGAGCGGCGCGGTGCCCATGCCACCGCGAACGTTCCGGCGGTGCCGGTCGAGCCCGGCACATAGCCGTAACTCACGTCTTCGGTGTTTTCGGGAGTCATGCGCCGAGCCAGTAAAAGAATCGGTCCACCACCCGGCGCAGCTTCGTGCGGCGGTATGACGGCCCTTCGATCGTGTATCCGCCTAGCGCGGACTTATGAATTTGTGACTGAGTGTTACGCATGACGAATCCCCTTTTGAACCCCTAGCCGATGGAAATCGGGCCGCCCTAAAGGAGAGGATCAGTCTCCACAGCGGGGTTCAGGCTGTTTTATGCGGCCCGACGCACGAACATTACGTCACAACATATGTGACAGTCAATAGTCCTGAGACGTTGCAGGGTATTGACGACTTGACGTA